CCCCCACCCCCACCAGATCCACTAGCAACTAATTGATCCACGGGATCAACTGTTTTAAAATCTATTCCAGATGCCATTTATTTTCTGTTTAACCGTCCATTTTCTTCCTGTTTTTTGATATTTCTGCAGCAATCTCCATGATTGTTTTGGTCTTTGTATTTTGTGGTTCATTTTGTGGTTCATTACTTTGAGACTCTGTCGGTTTATGGTTAGTTTGGTCTTCAACCGACTGTAAATGTAAATTATTCTTTGATTCGACTGTCGCAGTCGGTTGTTGCGCCACAAGTGTACTGTGAAATTGGTAAAACCATTCAAACACGTTCTCTCCGCTATATAGTGATGCTTGGTCGTTATCAATGACTACTATAGCAGGAACAACGTCAATTTTTTTCAACATCTCTTCTTTGATACTTGAATTGTCTATATTGATAAATTTTATGGATAAACTATTCATTAAATTTGAATTTTTTAAATATTGAAACAGAGCTTTACAATTACCTGAATAATTGCTATAAAAAATTGTTACCAGTTCCGTCATGCCTTTTATTTATAAATAAATATACAATGCAAAGTCAAGAAGAACCTTCAGATTTGAAAAAGGTGTTGTTAAACCAACTTTTTTATATATCTCATCCTTCGGTTTCAACGTTGGAATGCGGCTTAAACTTGAAATATTTTTGTTTTGGGTCAGAGAACCTTTTCGAAAAAATTACAAATGAAATCATCGAAATGGTTAAATGTAACCCTGAACAGGTCACCATAAAAAATAAAATTTTTACTATACTTTTTAAGGATGTTGCAGCCATAAAATTATTAAATATTTTATTTAAGGGGAATACGGATCATGCATTATATCAAATTTATAAAAACTGGATAAAAGGCTCCGAATGGTTAAGTTTTTGATTCCAAAATGTTACCATCTTTGAACTCTTTTGCCCAAAGGGCAAAAGATGAGACACCACGCCGGTGAAAGGGTTAAAGCCTGTAAACTAAAATTGAATTTTTTCCTTTAAAATATGATTATAAATAAACATTAAATATGACTAATGGGTTGCAAAAATATGCTTCGTCTTTACCATACGAAATTAAAATTAATATACTAAAGAGATTACCATATGATAATATTATATGGGTTAGCGATCCATACTTTTGGATCGAATATTGGAAGTATAACACCACTCCAGTTACAGACACCTTTGTGCCTAACCCAGAACAAGAGTATGTTTTGAGGTTGATTGAGTCTGGAAAAAATATTTTTATAAATGCTCCCGCTGGAACGGGTAAATCGGCCTTAATCAAGCATTATGTCGAAACCAACAAACAAAATAAACTAATAGGGTTAACGTCAACCACGGGAATATCCGCACTTAATATTGGTGGATCAACGCTCCATTCTTTTTTGGGTATCGGTTTAGGAAACGACGATGTGGAGGATTTATACGATAAAATAATTAGAAATAATGATAAAAGAGATTTATGGTTGAAATTAAAGCTTTTAATTATTGACGAAATAAGTATGCTTCATCCAGACCTTTTTAATAAACTTGAAAAAGTAGCTCGGCTGGTGAGGGAAAACAAGCTTAAATTTGGGGGAATTCAATTAGTGGTCACCGGAGACCTATTCCAACTACCATGTGTAAGTCAAAATTCTACATTAATTATTCATAGCAAAAAATTTAATCGGTGCATAGATCAAACCATAGAATTGAGAAATATAGTTAGACAGGTTGATTCTATCTTTAAAAATGTTTTAAATAAAATTAGAGTTGGTGTTGTTGATTATCAGGTTAAAGAGATCTTGTCGTCTAGATTTAAGATACTTCCTTCGGAAAAGGTTAAACCAACCAAATTATTTTGCACGCGTAGATCTGTGGCTGGTTTGAACGAAAAATCATTAAACGAGTTGGCCAAACAAGGATTTGAATTTAGAGAATACGAAATGACGTTCAAAGAGGAGGAATGCACCATATCTTTTGATTACATTGTTAAAAATTTTATTAAAAATTCTACGACCCCTATTACCTTACAAGTTTGTGAGAATACCCAGGTTATGTTGACCTATAATATTGGTCCTACATTAGTTAACGGTAGTAGAGGTATTATAACTGGATTTACACCAGAAGACTATCCAATTGTACAATGGGTGAATGGAACCACCTCTACAGTTAAACCTATAAAATTTAACTTGTTTCATACCTTAAGAAATGGAAAAGTTAAACAGGTTGGTTATGCTACTCAGATACCATTGAAAATAGCATATGCTTTAACAATTCACTCGTGTCAAGGATCGACATTGGACTGTGTGAGTATAGATTTGAATGAGACTTTTGAGTATGGTCAGGCATACACCGCGCTGTCACGAGTTAGAACACTTGAAGGTTTGTACCTCGAAAAGTTTAAATTTGACGTGATTAAAGCTCACCCGGAAGCTTTAAAATTTATGCAAAAATAAACAATTTTTAATGATACCAAGTATCATTAAAAATTTTAATAAAAAGTATAGTCTACAACCCCATTAAAATCTGCCATTTATTTTCTGCACCCTTCATAAAATAGTGGATTTTAAAATGAAATAGTGGATTAATCCACCCTTTGTTCGACCAAATTCAAAGTTATTAAAAGTAAACATATCGACATTATCACAAAATCGTTATAAACTATGCTATAAATCAACCATACAAATGTCATATGTATTTTAGCCTTACGATGGTCGGTTGGGAGTAAAGCAAAAACTAATGCTGTACCCAAAGCTAAACTTAGAATTTCTTTCGTATTTGCAGGCAAATGGTACTTTTCGCCATATTTAGAATTCATTTATTACTTGTAATATTTTGGTATATTGCTTTATATTTTTTTTTAATGCTTGCAATAAGCATTAAAAAAATATTTTATACCTGAAAGGTTATTCAAAGAAGAAAAAAGATGCTAAAGATTTGGCATCGGCCTTTGGTACCGGTGTGACATGTGGAGGAGAAACTGGGTTATGCGGTACTACCGGGTGTGGTACTACTGGATGGTTTGGAGGGGGTACCGGGTGTGGTACTACTGGATGGTTTGGAGGGGGTACCGGGTGTGGTACTACTGGATGGTTTGGAGGGGGTACCGGGTGTGGTACTACATGTTGTGGTACAAGGTGAGGATGCGGTCTAACACAATGTTTAATTAAACATGCGGGAGGAGAAACCGCTGGATGTGGTGGAAAACAAGGATCGACTCCCATTAACGGCTTATGGGGCTTGTAGTCACACAATGGTCTACAACAGCATGGTTTGCAACCACAACCACAGTTTCCTTTTGGAGGAGGTGGGTCTGGATACTTGTTTGTAGATAAGGTATAGTCACCAGCACAATCTGGACAAAAGTATGCGTTTTGGTGCATATCCCATACAGATCTAGCAATTGGAAAAGGCGCAGAGGTGTGTCTGCACGGATTACATCTATAAGCCATTTATTTACTACTTAATATTGATTCATCTTCACCACTACCAAATAGCTTTTACGCAATACAGAATTCTAAAACGAAGAATACTACTTGTGGCTAAAAACGGTCACAATTTTGAATTTTGGATTATAAGAATTAAAGGTCATACGTAAGGATAAAGTAATATGAAAATTTTTTATGCTTTTTGTAAGCATAAAAAATTTTTTGTAAATATTTTTTTTTTAGGTTGGGATAACCATAATTTTCTTATAACACAGGGAAACCAAGAGCGCCTCCTGAACGGTTACCAAGGACCATTAAAATTTAATAATCCTCCTTATGCTTCCCAGGTATCAATTTTCAATCCACCTGATCACATAAGCATTGCTCGGACCTTAATATCCTTACAATGGCCTGACTGTACATTGAGCCATCCTAACGGTCTTTTTTGACCCTAGGACAACCGGTTGATGACCCAGTCGATAGCGATCTCACTTAAGGTTACCCTTAAGCTACACCGACGGTCTTGTCCACATAGTCCTCTTGAAACTATCTGAATTTTGACCGTTTTCATCAACCTTGCCTGTTCCGATGTAAAGGTTAGAATAACCTCTAAATCACTAGGTGTCGACTGTCGTCGACGTACCACTTATAGCCACTTGAATCAGATCCAAAGATCTGATTTAGCCCGGCCATAAGCCGACTAGACGGTACCAAAGTATCATGTTAATTCACGATTCAAGGAATGGTTTAACAAACCATTACCATCGGTCCCTCACGAGACCACTTCCGCCTGTTCAGAACTAGTTTTGGCAAAACCATTCTGACAATGTTGTTGTTGACAGCAACAATAACAAATTCGTATGTCTGTGCATAATCTGATCCTGGTTGACCTCCAGCACCTCCAGCAGCGGTAATAGCGGCTGGACTAGCTTGTGGAACAATAGAAACATTGGTCAACTTACCATAGTTGGTTGAACCCATAGGATCGAGGTCGTAAAAGTGTAGAGAGTACGAATACAAGTGATAACCAATCTCTGATGGTATAGTTGGAGCATGATAAAATGGATTGACTAGAGAGAAGTAATCTGATCCCATTGCACCTAACCTGTTTGTGTTCTCGTAGATAAGAGTTGTATTGGCGATAGGGTCAAATGAACCAGCAGGAGCAAAGTTAACGTTTGGAACGTTAACAACCGGTGAAGATGTGGCATAATTTGACCATTCAGCACTACCAGTTCTATTTCTGACAGCAAAGAATAAAGCTTTAATGGCGTGTGAGAACCTAATATCAAAGGTTGGCATGGCATTCGTAGTAGGGGTATAGTTTTGTCGTGGCGCTGTTTGGACCTGTTCAATAAGAATGTCCCTAATGGCACAACCCATCCTTCTACGCTCTTCGTTGGAAACAATGGCATAGTTGGCCCATACTTGGACTGGTCCTAGAACAGGGGGCGCGGTAATATGGGTTCCAACCACAATTGGAACATATGGGCTCGCTGGTGGTACCAAAGCACTATTGGTCAAAATTAACAATTCATTCCAATCTCTAAAGTTAAAGTTGATTTGCATCTCATTGTAGGGGAGAGCGGCTGTAGGGAGGGCCACACCAGTATCTCTGGAGAAGAAGAATGGGAGTGGGAGATTAAGGTTGGTTCCACCAGGGCCTCCAAGAATTCCACCAGGAGCAACAGGATTGATTAAAGTAGAGATGTTTCCAATCATATTATCATAACCATTTCTTTTGCTAGCCGGTACGGTGAAAGCAGACCAGAAATCGAGATGATAGTTGTCGAAACGAGCAGCTACCAAATCGTTAAAAGTAATGGTTGCTTCACGGATTAAATTATGCATTAAATTTTTGGTCCATCTCAAAGCGAATGTAGGAGCAAGTTGAGCATTAAGAGTAACCTGAGGAATGTTGGCTCTCACCCATGTTTGTAGAAGGTAGTCTCCAGCACGAGAGATAGAAACAGACCATTCTTGGCCGAAAGCAGCATTGCCTGTATTTCTGGAAAGTGGAACGGGTACTTGAGTGAACCAAGTCGACTTTCTGATTTCTCTTACAAAGTATGCCGTGGCAGTCGGACCACCATACATATACTTTTCGATCTCATCAAAAGTGGCGATATCAATAAACCCTGAGGTTATATTCGATGAAGACATAGACATGTTTAATTTATTAGTAGCAATATTTCAGATAAAAATTTTTTGTACATAGAAACGTTTATATTTTTTATAGTTAAAAAATAACCATTTAAACCAAAGTTATGAATTCCAATCAAAAGGTCACCATAACTTTTAAAAATATTACAAATGTCAAGGCTTCAATTAAGCTTGAATCTTTACTTATACTTAATTCAGCCATAACTAGAGCTGAAAAAAATTTGAAAAAATTAGAGGTCGCACGTAACCAAGTCTATCGAGTCAATTATAAAAATCTTAAGGGTTTGGTCGATACCCTCTATTACGAATTGTGGTTCATGTTTATGGACGAAATTATCCACATTCAAAAGCTTGTCTTAGACTTTTTTAGAGAAGGTCAGACACAACCTATTAGCGCAAACGAAATTATATATAAAATTAGGTTTTTATTGAAGCCTGTACCTACCAAACTATTTAAAATAAATTCTGTAGCGTTGGTCTTACCGCAACAGATATACAATTGTTTTTAACTTTTTCACTGACGTGGCCAAAGGCCACGCCCGAGGTGGGGCTTTGCCCAATCTTGAGGTCTCGACTGACCTAGCCCTCGGTCAGGTCTAGAACTAGAAAGGGTTAAAGAAACAAGTATAAAATTGAAAAGAATAAATGAAAGAGGAAGAAATAATAGCTACTTTAAGCCACTCTTACTTTAATTACACTTTAAAAGAGGTTCGACCTTTTTTAGAATATTTTGACGAAAATGTACCATTAAAACTAACAAAGGAAATGGTTGACTCTGAGGTTTTAGAAAAATTATTTTTTCTAGCGACAATTTCCACCATAGACATGAGTATTCCTTTTAATTTTTGTTGCAAGGACAATGTTAACCACTCTCTAAAAAAGCATCAATGGTTAACTGACTTGAAACCATTCGGAAGTAAAAGTAAACAAGGGGTGGTTAGTAAAAGCTTACTTTTTGACAAGTTTTATGTTGTAATTAAAAGGGCGAAAACATCTAGATTTGACGAGATTACTTTAAGAGATTTTTGTGTTGGAATTAACCTTAATAAGATTATAAACGAATCGCCATTTTTTGTTAGAACTTTAGGTTGTTTTCAGTATAAAAACCAGTTTCATATAGCTACCGAATTTATAGATGGTATTAACCTTAAAAATTTTCTAATAGACAAAAAGAGTGCTTTTAAGGACTTTTTAAACATTTTCTTTCAGATTTTATTAGGGTTAGAAGTAGCCCAAAACAAGTTAAATTTTTCACATTATGATCTTCACACGGACAATGTTATTTTGGTTCATACCAAGGATAACCCAATAAAAATTTCATTGTATGGTTATCAATATACCATTAATAGTCCATATAAGCCGGTTATGATTGATTTTGGCCTTTCATCTGTTTGTACAAAAGGGCAAACTTTAGGTCAAAAAAGCCTTGAAACAAAAGGTATTTTTAACTATCTATCGCCCGGTTACGATATTTATGTTTTCCTCCTGTTTTGTGTGGACGTGGTCCAAAATAAGAACTTGTCTATATTTAAAGGTATCACAGACCTTTTATTATTTTTCAAGTCGGAAACAAACTTATCCGTGGACCTATTAACCAACAATCACATCAAGTCTCTGCAAAAAGGTGTATCTAATCTAATTCCATACAAATTTATAACTTTTATCATTCAAAGGTACCACAACGACCTTGATATTGAAATTCAACCCAAAAAATTTACCGACGACTGTTTGGGTAGACAACCAACCTTTTTAAAACTAAAAAAAATTTTAGATGTCAATGATGAACTTGAACATGTAAGCAATTCCTACAAAAAGAAAGGTTTAATTCGATCTTTACTAAATAATATTAAAATTTATTATTGGTACAAGGAGAAGAATAGTTTGTCGAAATCGGATATAGATTATCTGCTTGATTTGGACAAAACAAACCTTGAAAATATTTTATACGACTTGAATTTAAAAATATACAAAAAAGGTTCAGAAGAACCTAAAATTTCTATCGAACAAAAAAATTTATTTTTCATAGCTTTGGATTATTACTACTTTATTTTAGAGTTGGAATTGCACCACCAGTATTCTGTCTACTCTAATTTTTTAAAGTCTTTTAGGGAGACTTTTGTCTATAAAAATATATTTAAACAGTTAGATACCATCCTCCTTGAAGAAAGGATAAACAGACATTTTTAATGCTTATTTGAAGCATTAAAAATAATTAAGATTTTTGCAAGATTGAGAGTTGGCTTGAATAGTCGTCACATCAAATCCTAATGGTTCTTAGAACCATTAAAAATATTTTTCTTGGATTAATTAAATTTTTCCCATGACAAGCTGTTAAATAACCCTATTTGAGCTTCCAAACTTCCAGCTATATTTAAGGCTTCAATTATATCTTGATCTACCAATTCAAAAGATGAGGTTGTCCGCTCCACACAATCAAATAAAACTACATTATCGGATGGTTGGAATATATAGGGTAGATCGCTCTTTACCTTTTCTTCTATACTGTTAAAAAGGTTCCAACCATCCATACAGCTGGTCAAGTTAAACAATTTTTTGTAGCGTTGAATTTCAGTATAGACAATGTCTTCTATAAAATTTGAAATTTCTATAATTGATGATAGCAAAGCACCATAATCTACTCCCTGAACATTTACAAACTCGCCAAAACCATCAAAAGCTTCAAATAATTTTAATTTAAAGTTACGGACGATTTCATCCTCTTCCGCTTCAATCAAATTATTTATGGTTTCAAACATCCTTTTTATAATATTTAATTTGTCGTCCGCAAAGTCTTCTGAAAACCACGCGTCTATTTTATTCCATTCGTGAATAAAGGTTGAAACACTATCTTTAATAGTTTTTTTTGTAAAATGGTCCTTGTGTTCCTTTTCAATTGGAAGTTTGATCAAAATTCCAAACAACTCTACAACGTTATCAAGCTCCATAAAAATAAAATTTTCTTTATAATCATTATTTATGGTCTTTTTTAACCTATTACAAACAACTCTGCCGGCGCTAGAAATAGCGCTCTTAATCCAACCTGTTTCTCGGTCTAATTTAAATTTAATACTACCTGAGTTTAAAAAGGTGCTTTCGGCCAAATCTTTAAATTTTTTGGGACAATTTTTTACAAAGGCCATTCTAATCATCAATGTTTTAAAATCGTTAATTTCGTCAAACATAAAGGGAGTGTAACCTTTATTTGTAAAAAATGTACTATTGTTGTAATTGGTGTTTTCTAACCCTTTGGTGTAGGCAAAACCGTAATCAAATATAACTGGAAAGTAACCATTGGTAAATATTAATCTTTCGATCAACGCTCCTTCGTACATAAATTTATACCAGAAAAAGGTTCTTTTTAAGCATCTTCTCAACAAAACATTTTCCAAGTGAAGGTCGTAATGGGTAAAATTAACCTCTTGTTGGGCCACAAACAAAGCTATGATTAGCTGATGAATTAAAGCTTCGGAACAACCAGTAAAACTAGTCTCTTGAAGATATTTTAAAAGTGTCATCTTGCTAGGGATGTATTCGATCACGGAGACATCCCTTATACAGTTGTACTTGATAAATGGATTAAAGTCACCACTACCCCGTTGTTTTTTATTTTCAGGTAAGAGACACTTTATATTTCTCTTGATCTCGAGAATCCTGTTAAAATGTGGTAGAAAAGGGCTTAACTCTTCCAAGCTTTTCGATATCTTAAATTCGTGGTCCAACAGAGTATTAACATCTTTTGAAATTTTGAAAACATACATCTTGTAAGAAGGTTCATCCACAACAAAAAAGTAATCGGTTGCCGACTGTGACATATTGTGGTTATCTATACTGAAAATTTTAAAATGTGATTTTTTAGCTTTGGATGACCTTTTAGATGAAGAAGAATCCTTGAAAGGTCTTAATAGACCAACAATTCCTTGAGAAGTATCTTCGTTAAACAGTTTATAGTATTGTAGATCCATTATTTATTTATGTAATTTTTTGGTGATAAAATTTCAAATTATTACTAAGATTTTTGAGTAATAAATGGTATCAAAGTCAATTTATACACCGGTCTCTCAAGATATCGAGAAATCAATTAATTATAAGTCCAAACGACCAAATACTTTATGGGCGAAATATTGTAGATTCGTGGTTATTTTATCTGGAATTTTAATCTTGATTCTAACGACAGTATTTGGATTAAATATGGCGTACAGCCACCAAACAACAAATGTAACTAATACAACCGAAGAAGTAGATGTTGTCACTCTGAATGTAACCGATACGACTCTTCCCACGACTCTTCCCACGACTCTGAATGTAACCGATACGACTCTTCCCACGACTCTGAGTGTAACCGATACGACTCCCGCAGTACAAGATGAAGAAGAAACAGGTGTTGTAACCACTCTTCCCACGGTGAGTACGACTCTGAATGTAACCGATACGACTCCCGCAGTACAAGATGAAGAAGAAACAGGTGTTGTAACCACTCTTCCCACGGTGAGTACGACTCTGAGTGTAACCGATACGACTCCCGCAGTACAAGATGAAGAAGAAACAGGTGTTGTAACCACTCTTCCCACAGACGAAGAGGAAACAGGTGTAACCGACCCTTTAGTAAACCCAAAAAAAATATTTAATATGTTACAAGAAGATAATGGTGAATATACAACAGAAACAGATTCTCCCGAAGAGATTCTCCCGAAGAGATTCAAGGGTTGAAGGAAGACTGAATGGATCAAAAAAAACAACTATTAAAAATTATACAACAGCTTAAATTAAAAATTTTAATGATTGTTGTAATCATTAAAACC